GTAGTGTCAAAACATTTTACCAATTTTTTCCATTTTCCCCTTTGTTAAATTTTTCACATATGGTATAGTTAGTCATCTCTAACTGGTATATTGTTAAATATTTCACACACTACACTACTTTAAATCACTAAAGCGATTGTTAAATTATTCACACACTTTAGCACTTCAAAGCATTAAAGCGCTTATATGTGTAGTGCCGGCATTGCATGATTAGCATACACTTTGCCACTTTAGAGCACTAAACCGATTGTCATTAAATTAACAGTCAACAATTATCCATATAATTTGCAACAAAATTGCATGGTATTATTTTTAACGTATGTTATAATATAATTGTAAAGAGGAAAGGGAAATAAAGAAAAATCCCATTCCAAAACAAAAACATAAAAGAGAGGTATTTATTATGACTAATTGGAAAATCGAAAAAACCATTGACGGAGAGAATGAAATTATTACTATCACGCGCCCCATCAACGACAAGCCCAAAAGCACCGCTTGCGTAAGTCGCACGGTAAAGGCCGGTACTGTTGCCCGTGTAAAGTATGCACGCTTTAATGACGATTTTTCGGTAGAATCCGGTGAAATGGTAAAACAGTTTGACGGCGTTTTGGATGCGGAAAAGGTTGAAAAAGCCTTGCACAACGCAGAGCCTTGTACCAAATGGCAGGTGTTGGACGTTCAGCCAAAAGATGAAAACACCATGGGAATTCCTAGAGAGGTATTTAACGCCGTTGCCGTTCCCATCGAACGCCCGCTTTCGCAACAGTAAAAACTTTAATCGTTCCACCGGGTTTACCGTAAAGCCCGGCCCCATATGGCATAAAAGCCAAAATATATTATAAAGGGAGATATACAAAAATGAAAATGCAAATTGTTACAATGAAACTTGACGGAAACAATTTTAGTATTAGTAGAAAATTAGTTGATACTAAAAACCGCCGCAATAACGATTATGCAAGTTGTAGCGTCACTGTATTAAAGCCTATGTTTTGTTGTAAAAGTGGCTTTATTGCGCATGGCTTTTCCAGTTTTGAAAGCCCCATCATTGAACATGATATGGATAATATCAATGAAAGTATTGACGATTTTGTAAAGGCGGTGTTTGCACAATGATTTATCGCAATCGTTCTGAAATTGTTAAAGCCGCTGAATATTTTGCAGACTTGCATTTAGGTGGATATAAAAGTCGCTTGTATTATTGCAAGGCCTGGATTCTACACCCCGATTTCTCCGATTTTTTGATTTTACAGAGCTATTCAACAATAGTTGCCGCATATCAATATTCAACTGGTATTTTGTGGGTATTTGATTTTTATTCCAATACAACATCGCAGCACGTTGCAAAGTTTAGGAATTGGATTCGCTACAAACATAATTCAGCATTGGATAAACCGTGCAGAGTAAAGTTGTACAACGACTCAAGAACTGGCAAACGCGCCGCCCGCAAAAATCTAGACGACGACTTTGCAAGCGTCATTGCAACCGCGTTAAATCAGCACTGACCAACAAAATATGCGCCGCTGTTAAAAGCAGCGCATTTTTTATACAAATTTTTAATTAGAAGTCTTTACTATTAAATATAAATAACTAGCAATAGTTAAGACTAACTGCTAACCTGTGAAATTCTTAACACACTTTAGCAATTTAGAGTTCTAAAGCGATTGACAAATTCTTAACACACTTCATCGCTTTAAAGAGCTAAAGCGTCCATCCGTTAAGAAAATGGTGAGCAGGGGCATTAACATTAGCACCAACCCTGCCGCGCCGCCCACCGGGGGTGTTGCAAGAAGCCTGAAAAATAAACCGGGGGTTCAATTTCTTAAACTTGCAAATCCCCCTCTCCCCTCTCCCTCTTCATTATAAGGAGATTAAAATGAAAATTCATGACATTTTAGTGAACTGTAGTTCATTACAGTATGAAACCTTAATTATAATCTTCGATGAAAATAAAGAAATTAAGTGGTTTGGTACATTTATGAATCTCCCAAAAGGATATGACAAGCTTAAATTCAAATACTTTACTATAGGAGTTACGGTACATGAATATGCAGCAAGCGTATATTTTAAATTCTATGTATAAGAAGGTGATACAATGCTTAATTTATTGTGGGTTTTAGGAGCTATCATTGACATCCTAAGAGGAGTTAATGATGATGATTTGTCCGATTAGTTTAAGATAGGAGTTTATACAATGCGTTATGATGTTCCGATTCATCCAATCCCCATTGGCTCAATCATTAAATACAATGTAAGAGAATATGGTTATTTCTATGGAGATGGACAAGAGAAAAGAGCAATTACAATTGCTAAAATTGGTAAGGTTATTGACATTATAGAGCATGATGACAGAGTAGTTTATTATTCCGTAGCACCAAGTTCTAACTGTACATTTAACCAATATTTTGTAGGAGATTGTCTAGATTCGGTTTGGCCAGAAAATGTGGAGGGTGTTTATTATGACAATTAAAGACCTAGATACAGAAACCCTTACCCTACTTAATAAACTATGCAACAACTGGTATATTAAATCCTGCCCATCATGGCTTATACACTTCATGGATAAGGATTGCCAAGATTGTCAGCTTAGAGAGTTATGTTATCCGCTTGACCGTTATGATAATGACATTAGAAAAGAGTTAGCTTTACGGAATCAGGAGTAACTTTATGGCAAAGAACAAAACATTTAAGCGCCAAGCCGAAGCAACTAGGTTACTGGAAAAGATAGGCGCAACAAGACGTAAATCCAGAAAAGCAGGTATCACTGTAACAGGTAACTTAAAAGAAAGTCTTAGAGGTAGGCAATCTGCTGACGTTGCAAATGCTTTGAAATTTACTGCTAATACTGCTCTTGATGAAGCTGAAGAACTGTATAATGACCTTATTGATGCAGTTGATAATGTTGAAGATAAAACATCACAAAAGCTTATGCAAGAGTATTTATCAAAATATTCAGAGCATATTTATTCCTTGCATAAAGCTGTTAAAAGCAGTTATAGGTCATTGAGAGTAGCTAATCGTCTTGAGGATGTTTTTAATTATAGCGATGCCGCATATAAGATTCTTAGGAATCCAGATACCTATTTCGATAAAAAGAAATGGGGAGCAATTTCTGGTATACTTAATAATCTTATGGGCACCTATAGCAGGAATATTCCCCCAGACGATTTGAAAAAATTATGTGTATTGGGTCAAAAGCTAGGACTTGACACTTTGGCAGATATGGATAGAGCTTATTCAGAGTATGACAATCTGCTAAGAAATTCTGACCAAATTGGTAAAGTGCTGGTTGATGCGAGTGATAAACTCAGGTCTATTACACAGGGTAATGAAAACTTTATAAAGCGGCATAAAAAAGCTTATGAAGAATTTACAGAACTTGCATCCAAGTATAATTTATGGTGATTATTGTGGCAATAGAACTTAAAATCCTAATAGGAGTTTTATTAGGTATCATTATTTTACCTGCACTCTCTTGTTATTTTCTTATACTAATAGGTTTAGTAGAATGTTTCTTTAACTGGTTTAATTCTTTATTCTAATATTATATTATTATGGGGGGTGGTGCTATATGTGAGAAAGCATAATGAACACAAGTATTCAACTATCATATATTGCTATGATATTGAAACATCATCCTTAATGTATGGTGAGGATGAACTTCAAGAGCATCTGCAAAGCACTTATCTTCATGGCCTAGCTTCATTTGCTTATCGTCCTATACCTCATGCACCATTTAGTGACTTTGAGAATGAAATGGATTATAATTTCTTCAGAACTTATGATTCAATTTCTTCCGAATTTGAGAGAATCAATGAGGACGCTAAGAATAATGATGAATACGTCAAAATCTTTGTGCATAACTTGAGCTATGAATTTGAAGCAATGATGCGTAACATAAATTTCTGCATTAAGAACTTTAATCCTAAACGTTTCATTGCAGTTGCTCCGCACCAGCCATTAGTAGCAGCTTTTGACCATCTTGAATTTTATGACAGCTTCAAGATTCTTTCCTGTAAAAGTCTTGAGCTTATAGGCACAGAGCTTGGGGTTCCTAAACTTAAAGAAGTCAAAGGCGGTTATGACCAAAAATATTATTGGTGGTCAGATTTACCTGATTCTGAATACATTTATAACGAACGTGACTGCAAGCTAGTTTTGTATGCACTATGTCGCTATATGGCAAACTTCACTAAAGTTGATAATGTATCAGATATTGGAGTATCTAACACATCAATGATTAAGCGTGAAACAAGGCTTAACAGAAATATTGCTACCGATAAAGAAGTTCATACTGCACAATTTACAGCGGCGATAGAACTTAAGAATAATGAACCGTTTATGAAGTTCTTTCAAAACTGTCTTGCAGGTGGTTACACTCATGCTAATCCTTACGCAGTGGGTAAAATATTTAAGGATGTATGGTGCTTTGATGCAAGTTCTATGCACCCATCAGCAATGTATGGTAGGAAATTTCCTTATAAATGGAGAAAGGAGATGAATCCTAATGAATGTTATCAAAATTTCCAGTCTGCAAACTATGAGTTCTTATCTGGCTGCGAAAGCGGCGCTAACTCAGGGTTCTTCGATTATCCCGACCAGCGGATTGAGTTATATGGATGTAAAGATGTTAAATTCTATTCAGTACTCCAAGCAGCATACCGTGAATCAATCTTGTTTGAAAGGCCAATAAAATATAACTTCATGGCCAATGTTACCTTTTATAATATTAACGCTAAGGATTTTGGTAACTGCATTTATAGCTATATCAGTACATCCAAATGCAGCAATATTAAAAATGGTAACTTCGACAATGGTAAAGTAGTCAAAGCAGATGAACTTACATTTCATGGCTGCGATATTGACTTTATGTTAATTCAAATGCTTTATGATTATACTAGTTCAGAATGTGATGAGCTTTATTACGCAACAGCCCACAAGTTTATTAACAAGCCTTTACGCAATACAGTTAAATATTATGCACGCCAGAAAACAGGATTCAAAAAACTTGAGCATAAAGTTGCTGACCATGTAGAAACGTTAAACGATTTTACATTTGAGGGATTGAAGCTTTATGATGATTCTGTAGCACAAGAAATTATGAATACCCATAACAAAGATTTAGTTCATTTCGCCTTAATGGCAAGTAAAGGTGGATTGAATGGTCAGTATGGATGTTCAGCAATGAAGCCATTACGGCAGGAAGTTGGTGTGCAGGGGGAAGGTGATAAATTTGAGTGGATTCCAACTGGGGTTAAGTTTCTTAAATCCAGAAATTCCCTAAATATCTTCACAGATGGTTTATATACAGTTGCTTATAGTAGACTGCACCTTATTTGCTTTATGCTCTATCTAGTATTAAGCCAAGGCATTGAACCTCTATATCACGATACAGACAGTGGTTATTTTGTTGGCTATAATGAGAATGTTCAAAAAGCCATTGATAGATTTAATGAGAATATTCTTAACAACAGTGAGAATAAAGATTGTTACAATTTTGGCATTATGGACTTTGATGGTCACTATGAGGATTTTGTAACATGGGGAAGTAAATGCTATTGTGCAACATACTTGGATGCGGATAAACACTTAAAAGTTAAGGCTACTGTAGCAGGTGCAAGCAAGAAACAGCTTTCTGAATTGTTTACACAAATAGTAAACGATGAAGATTTTGAGTACCTAGTACAAGAATATTTTCGGCCTAATATCAGTTATGATGAATCCATAAATAAGAAGCTCATTCGCAAAACTCCGGGAACACATATTATAGGGAATTTTACGGATGACAATGGAGAAACAGACCACTTAGATGAATATTCTGTAACTGTACTAGAACCTTGTGGTTATACATTGCGCTCAACAAACAGTCCTGTTAATAGAATGTATTATTCATTTTGTTATTCATTACGCAGAGAATCGTATATAGATTATTTGCCTGAAGTTGTTAGTATAAACCATGATGAAAATGGTAAGGAACTTTATGGAACTTATCATAAAGAACAATCCGACAAAGAATATGCTATGTTAATTGATGGCAATCCTGCAAGTATATTCCAGTGGGAATGGAGTGATAGGAGATGATTTAATTGAAAGAAAAAGATTCTTACAGAATCAGTATAAGAGCTACCTGTCCTTATTATATTTCTCATACAACAAATTACATTCGTTGTGAGGGTATGAGAGTATCACGCCAAGAGTACAATCTTAAAACCGATTGTTGCGGCCAGTATAAAAACTGTCCTCAATATAAATTTCTTACTTATCATTATTTAACAAAGGAGAACTAACTATGTACACTAACAAGAAAGCATCCACCAAGAAAGCATCCGCTAAGTCCACCAATTCTGCTAAGTCCGCTTCTTCCGTCATTACTGATATTCGTATCTTCCCTATTAACAACAAAAAGTCTAATTGCTGTGCTATGGTTTCTGTTACGCTTGCAGATGTGTTCTGCATTACTGGTATTAAGATTATGGACGGCAGCAAGGGTCTGTTTGTTACAATGCCCAGCGCCAAGAATAAGAAAGATGAATGGCATGATATTTGCTACCCCATCACTAAGGAATTTCGTAAAGTTATGAGCGATTCTATTCTTAACGATTTTGATGCCTTGCAGGAAGATGAAGATGAAGATGAAGATGATGAAAGTGAGGATGACTGACAAGCTCCCTAATGAATTGCCGCCAGACATTGACGATGATTTGCCATTCTAAATAGAAAAGCACCCCTAAGTGGATAACCACCTAGGGGTGTTTTATTATTTAGCTGATAGTAGGAACAAGAACGTTAATGTTGGTCATACCATTATTGTTATCCCAGCGAGGATAATCCATAGGAGTACCATCTTCATTGCGAATACGGTCAAGCATAACAGGGCTAATACCATTATTAAAGCCCTCACAAGTTACTACAAAAGCATATGATGCCGGACGATAGCAATACAAAATAATAGCGTTATTATCTTTTGCATAGAAAACTCGGCCATCACCAATCTTTGAAAGACGATAGGAAATATTTTTTGTACCTTCAGTAGTTAAACCTGAAATATCTTTATATAGTGTGCGGTTATTTACAGCACAGATAAATTCATTAGGGGCATAGCTATTGATAGAAAGGTAAACCGTAATATCAATATCATCATTATCACGAATACGGATAGAGCCTTGTGTTGGAGCAATGTGGCTATCAGGCAACGGAATATAAGCAAATGCTTTATATTGGCTAGTATCGCCAGGAACAGCTTTCCCATCAACAATATATTGCATCTGATTAGTGATAGCTAAATCAATACAACGGTGTTCACCAGCTTTACAAATAGCTTGGCTACGTTCTTCAGCGTCACTACCAAATATATATTCACGTTTAGTATAAATGTAAACATTATCAAGCTTACATACAGCATTGGTAACAGGATAAGTACCAATTGACTGAATGGTAGTGCTAACTTTAGCAGAGCGGTTAATAATGCCACCATTAACAATGAACTGAGGATTAGGGCTGCTACCAATCAGAGCAACAGCTGCATAACCAGTTTCAGTAGTAGCTGTCCCATCGTTACAGGTATAAATCAGATTGTTAATGTAAGCTGCTGCCTTTCCAGGGCCGTCAAATACAAAACCATAGCGGCAAGTATCTGCATAAAAGTTAGTAACATGAATATCATTGTTAGTAACCTTGCAAGCGATTGAGTTATTCCACCAAGTATTAGCGTCAGCACCACCTGTACCGCCAGAGGGAATACCAGTATAGCTAGTCCAGTTGCAACCAAACACATTAGTACGACAGTCAAAGCCAACCTGACACACCATGTTAATAAGGTTATTACATTCGCAGTCGGGAGCTTTATTACCCCAGAAAAACGCAACAGAACCAGTCCAGCGTTCCACCGGAGTATTATCGCTAAATCCCCATACAGCTACATTATCCATGTAGCAGTAGCGGTTAAGAGTGCTATTGTTTGGCTGCAAGTAAACACCATAACTCTTAACGCCATAGATAGATACGTCATACAAGCTGTTATCAGTATAAACGTTAGTAGTAAAAACGACACCACCAATCATACCATTACAGATAATATCCAAATGAGCGATAACAATATTACCAGTTACATCATCACCCGATACAGTAATAACGCCCTGACTACCAAAAGCAGTAGGATTAGCAGTATACTTCAAAATAGTGTCACTAGTACCACGCCGAGGGTCACGAGAAGAACCAGCACCATACAGGCTATGTTTCAGCTGCAAAGGCGCACTAATCTTATAAGTACCAGTAGGAATAAACAGAGGTTCATTCTTAGTATGAGTGTTAATGGTAGCAGTAATATCATCAGTACCATCTTTTTTCAACTTCTGATATTTTTCAATGCTAACAGGGGACGGCTCAACAAAACTGGGAATTTTGCCTGTGCGACTTATAAGGAACTTAGTGTCATCGTTATTAAGTCCAGTGCGCATAGTAACATAGCCATAATTATCATCAATATTAGTAGGGTCTAGAGTTTTGAACTGCGGTGTTCCAGAAATAGACACAGGAATATCGCGGGAAGTTGTACCAATTCCAATGTTGCTGGCATTTGCATTAAACACATTGAAGCCGTCTTGCTTAATATTAAGTGCACCATCAACAGTTAATGTTGAATCACCATCAACCGTCTGATTCATGTTACCAGTGACAATCTGGTCAAGATTTCCAACAGTGTTTTTGTCAATCTTCTTATTAAGGTTAGTATTGATGTTTTCAATATTAGTATTGATTTGTTCAATAGAATTATCAACACTAGATTTATTATTGTCAACCTTAGTATTAAGGTCATTCAGCTGTTTACCAATGTCAGTTTTCTTACAGTTAGTACCCTCAATATAACGTGTACCAGCATCCATGGCTTTTGTAATAACATACAGGTCATTATTCAGCCATACGAGGTCATTAACTGAACGTTCTGCACTTGCAGTAGTTTTCAGCCCTTCATCAATTGGAGTGATAGCAAGTTTAACACTTCCCCAGAGTTCAGAGAAGTTACCAATCTTAGTCCAGTAATCTTCATTATCAATATCAATGCCAATAGGTACAGGCTGGGTGCTTAAATATCCATCACCATTGACAGTAACAACAACTGTGTTACGAGGATACTGCTTAGTAATATCCCACTGAATAGGGTCTGCATAACTAATAGAGCTGGTTTCAATATACTGCTGCATTACCTCAATAACCTTAGATACCATTTCATAGTAACTAATGCTATCATCATAGGCAACAGGAATTACAGAACGGAAAAGTTTATCCAAAGGATTGTACTTCAAACCTAATCACCTCTTTACCATAAACGCATAAACAGAACTTCCATATCTTTATATAAACAATTATAGATATTCGTGTTTTCTTTCATATAATCGTTCATAATAGATACGAGAGAACGACCACGATAACCTTTTTCTACATGGTCAAGAATCCGGTGCTCATTGCCATCACGATTTTCTTTTGTGTTGTTTTTATCATCCTGAGTGGTATTGCTATTACTGTTAGAGCTAGCATTAGAGCTAAAATTATTGGCAGAATTTGCCTTAGTATGGTCAGCATCCGACATATACTTACCAGCAAGAAAATTATCAAGACTACCCTGTGGCGTATCAGTATGAGTATTGGTATTCTCTCCATTGCTGTTAGAATTGGAAGTATAATTGGAATTGTTTGTGCCACCAATATTGACCTTACTATTCTTGGTTCTATCCTCTGTATTCACATCATGATGTTCAGTATTTTCATCACTGGTAATTGAAAAGTCATCAGTTAAAAACATTTCATACTGTTTATCAAGTGCTTCAAAGAGAGGATTGTAATAAGGCATATGGCTGTTCATCCAGTCATCCAGACGCAGCTGCCAAAGACCGAAGGTTTCAGAACCAATTTCATTTGTATAGAAATGCTTAAGAATATTGGTTTCAAGCTCTTTGCGCTTGTTTTCATTCCAGATAGGATAACTAAAATTAAAGATTTTAGGACGAGCACGCTCAATAATTTCTGTATAAGAAATATTGGTGTAAGGTTCAACAATACCTGCTTTTGATTCACAGATAAAGCGTACTTGAGTTGTATATTTACTCATTGTCCTTATCACCATCCTCAATATTAGTATCGCTTAAATTCTCTTCATCTTTGCGTCCTTCCATAATCTTGGTTAATTCAAGCTGGGAACGCATAGATACAGAGATATTAGTGCCAAAGAGCCTATTATAATCCTTACAGAATTTCTGGCGAGAATACAATGGAGAAAGACGGTCTGCTTCTACCTGACCTAAGGTCATTTGAACTTCAGTAGTAAACTGCCGCTCTGCTTTCATATTGTAGTTGCTTTCAATACCTAAATAGGTAAGAGCTTCAGCAAGAGTTTCTTTTTTCTGTTGCTCTAACTGCAATCCAATGTACTGAACACCTAAATCAAGAACACCAATCATGTTCTTAATATCATCAGTAGAGGGATTGCCTTTAAGATACAGCCAAGGGTCGTATTTATCTTGCTGATAAACCAAGTTTTGTACAGAAAGTTTTGTATTCTCATTTGCATAAGCAATTCTAGGAGTTTTCTGTGCAGCAAGGTTTAAGTCAATCGTTCTGTCTATATTTGTAAGACGTTGTGCGAACTGTTTAATGACAATAGCATCAGGGGAGCGGCGCATATTACACCAAAGGTAAGCACAGTTTTGTTTATTAAGGCCAGTTTTCTGATAATTAGAATTGTAGCCATAAGCACGAAGATATTTAGGGTCACCAATAATGTCAAAGTTATCACTGGGCATAGCAGGAAGAATCAAGTTGCCCATAACAGGGTCATGATAACCAGCCATTAAGGGCTGCCAGAACAAGAACTGTTCAATGAATCGTTCATCCAAAAAAGGAGAATCTTCAAGCCCTTCCCATTTGAATCTTGCAAGTGCTACATCATACAGGCGATTAAACCAGTTAGCATAAGTTGCAACCGTTAAGTCATATGAATCAATCCAAGGTGGCTGTGGTTTTTGTGAACGTTTACTCATTTACTCACCTACTTCTGGAATACGTTTATAGATAGAATTGTCTACTTCATAATTTCCAACAAGACTGGGATTATGCCAGAATGTAACACCACGATTAAAGATGTCATTAATCATTGTAGAAACATCCGCAGGAACATCACCTAAGCAACAACAGTTTTGTGTTTTAACATAATTCCAATTTCTTCGAGAGTCAATGTTAGGAACCTGAACTTGGTGAATGGGATAGCCAAACATAGTCCAGTAGTCATCAATAACTTTTGCAAATTCTTTAGTAACATGATGATAACTAGCCATAGCATATGGAGCACTTGCATCCCTTGTCGGTAAAATACCAGAATCAGTAAAACGGAAATAAGGACTTACAGAACCGTGGCTTTGTGGTGGCAATCTGTCCATGTCATCACGTTTTGCAAGCGTGCCAGCAATGTTAAGCATTTGATTTGCTAAGCCTTCAATAGCTCCATAAGTATTATCGGGGAAAAGAGCAGGATGTTTACCGCTCATAGCCTGAACATCCCTTGCTGGGGCAGTCAGCAGGTTAATACCAGCAAACATTGTACCAGCTACCAAACCTGCATTTTCAACTGCCATGGAACTAGAGTTCTGCGCTACATATACCTTATAAATATCAGTGTTATAAGCACAAGTAGGCCAGTTGCTAATTGCAAAAACATCTTCCTGATTATAACCAGTAGAACCTTTATAATCCTCTGCTGCAAATATTGCTGTAGTCTGCCCGGCATTTGACATTACATTATATCCAATATGCAGACTTTTCTTTCTATCTCCAAGTTCAAAACGAAAAACGTGGTTATCGCCTTGTGTAGAATAATAACGGAGATAAAAATAAGGATATGTGAAAAGCTTATTATTCTTAGGAACATAACCATCTACATTATTAGGAACTACAAAAGTCTTATCATACTTACCAGTATCAAAGGTAAGAGGAACCATATAAATTCCCAAAATACCGTCAGGAGCTTGCCCTGCTTCTACAGCCTTAGCAATAAAGTCATTAGCAGATTCAGCTGTAGTAAAAAAGTTTTCTTTACAGCCAGAATAAATTCCGAACCGTAAAGAACCGGATGCAGGGGGAGAGTCTTTTTCAGGCTTATCAAAGGTTGTAACAATACAGATACGCTTATCAAAATCAATGTACTGTTGAATATCGTCAATATACGGGCCTGTATCTAGTTCATCATTGATGATATTATCGCCAATTTCGTCTGTGTTTGTATGAGAACGCTCAATAAAACAAGGCTGTAATGTTACTTGATTAAACCAAGTCTGCATAACGTCAACAGTAAAATAAATTCTGCTGGTTTCGTTTGCAACATATTCTACACTATCAATAAAGGCGTAATACCATTTATCAGAAAAGTCAGCGTTCTGGAATAAAACATAATTACACTGTTCAATCGCTTCAGCATTAACACCAACAGAGAGATAATGCTCTAACCGCTGATAAGTATAATTGGTAAGATGAAGAACGGATTTAGAAGTGAAATAAGCAAAACGGGAAGAATCAGACTGAAACCTAAGCACATGATTATAGGTTTTATCTGTAGGGATACCCTTACAGATATAAAGTTGCATATTTGGCAATTTGCGTTTTACACTCCTTTCAAAATCTGTAGGGTGGTTTACACATCATCCAAACTGGAAGTTTACGTTTAGTTGTAGGAGTAGGACTTGGGCCGGGTGGTGTTGGTGGTGTAGGTGGAGTTGGTGGATTTGTAGCATCCCATTCAACATCCCATGTACCTACTTCATTAGGAATACCAAGAATAGCAGAGGGGTCAGTTCTGTAAGCTGTGCCATAACCGCCTATCCAGTATTCCCAATGCGTATGAATACCACTGGCATTACCTGTTCGTCCTTGCTCACCAATATATTGACCACGAGTAATTGTTTCACCAACACTATGAATCTGACTAGTAAAATGAGCTGCAAGCCAATAGCTATTATCGCTCATTTTAACTACAATGTAGTTGCCCCAAGAATCGTTACCAGTCGTGCCACCTTGCCAAGTATGGGCTGTTTCAACCGTACCTGCCATTGGTGCATAAGATTGATGATTTGTATGCACTGTGTCAATACCACCATGAACTGAACCATCAGAATAATGTGGATAACCTGCTGAAACTCTGATTGTGCTTTGGTCAGTGATACATTGTTTATAGGTAGCCATAATCAAAGCAACGCGTGATATCGTATGCGCGCCCCACGTTTTAGGAGGATAAGCCTACATGCTTAAGAAAATGTCAATTATCAAGCCTTAGTAGTAAACTGCACAGCGTTTGCAAACGGGGATGCAGAATAGATACGCCAGATATGATGGAAGTAGTTCCAATCCAAAGTGGAGCCAAGGTCAGTTTCACGCATGGTGTTCAGCTTAGTATAAATCTGGAAGAAGTCACGGTCAACCATAAGTGCCTGAATAGCGGTCATATCTTCATCGTTAGGGGTAACGTGAGTATAAGTCTTATCGCCACCGGTTGCAACAGTTACCGAATCAGAGCCAGAGGGGTCATTACCAGTAAGCAGGTGTTCCAAGCGTTCAACTTCATACTCATTAAGAGCAAAACTATCAACTTCCAGACGATGCCCCATAAAATCTGCTTTATCCATGTTAAATGCACTTGCCAGAACATCAACATCAATAGAAGCAGAAATATCAACAGGAACAATAGTATACAGACGTTCAGCCGGAGTATTCATAGGAATACCAGCAGCGTTATATTCCTTAGAAATGAACTTCATCTTGCCGTAAATCTGGCGGAACTTCTTAACCAGGGTCTTGCCAGAAGCTTCATCAGTAACGGCAGAAACAGTTACTTTCTTAAGCTTATTGTTCTTTACCAGCTGATACAGCAGATACTTCTTCATAATGAAAGCATCCAGCTCAGCAGGCTTATAAATCTGGTCGATGACGTTCTGTACAAAAGCGGACAGATTAGCTTCACTCATGAAAGCAGTTTCCAGAGCTTCACGGTTTACAGTTACCTTGTACTTAATACGAGAGTTCACAGCATGGTAAGCAGTGTAAACATCAGCGGGGTCGCTACCAAATTCAGCTTTCATAACTTCGTCATTAGTAGCACGGTCAGCAGAAAAGTAAGGGGTTGCTTTCTGCATCATTACATAAATTTCCTGAACAGTAGCGCCAGTGCCCAGAACACCCTTATCAAAAACCTGCCAAGGGTCTTCAAAAGAAATGTAACGCATAACAGTCAGGCCAATACGGTCAACCAGAGCATTACAGAAATAGTTCAGACGCGGTTCATAAGAATTGATAAACGACCATGCGGATTTAATAGATTCGGTAGTATTCTCAATCTTAGGAGCGCCACCAAAAGTAGCATCACTACCAAATACAGCGTTAATAATACCAACAGCAGCAGAAGCCATAGTTTAATTACCTCCTTAAATGTCTTTAAGACAATACCATGTAAATACAAATCTGGGCAAAGTAGACGCAGTAGTAATAGAGGTTCGCGTAATCAAGTTACCATCTTCCGTACAGGTAACGCCAATACTAGACCCAGAACCACCAGTAAATTTATTAGATACAGCGGCTTGCTGATTGTAAGTTGTCATTCTAGTAAAAATTGCTCGCGGGATAGTACAAAGAGTCTGACCAACTGTATAAGCATTGCCGCCAATATCAGCATGAACAAAAAGAATGTTTCCAATTACGGTAAAATTTTTATCGTTATAACTAAATGGTCGAGACAATTAAAATACCTCACTTTCTACCGAACATTTTCTTGACAAAAGCCTGTGCAGCTTCATCAATTGTAATTGTATTACCATTAGGTTTCTGATATTCGTCATTAGGCTTATTGTCATCATTCAGAAATGCTTTAACATAATCTTTGCGAAGATTGTCATAAGCTTCATGCCAGTTAGATGCACCATCTGGACAACCGCTGGTAAACTGTTCTGCTTCATTACGACATTCATCAAATTCGTCAAGCACACCAGCAATCAGAGTTCCTTGTTCATCAGGTTTGGCATCGACAAAGCCACCAAGCATTGCAGAAATTTCATCGCGTGTTTTCATTATTTATTACTCCGTTCATAAGTAAGTTTAAGATTCTCACAGAGAGCGATAATAGCTTGCATATCAACGCCAGTTGCATGAATCTTAATAAAATCACCTTTAGTAGATTCTCTGGGAACCGAAGTGTAACTACCAAGATGTTTCATCACTGTCTGCGTTGCACAAATAAAATTATTATCCAACCAGTTCAAAGGATTAACACGACAATCATGATAAATTACTTCAAAGTGAAGGTGTGCGCCATAGCAATTACCAGTTGCGCCAGAATACCCAATAAGCTGACCCTCGTAAACGTGTTGACCGTTTTTGACGAGATACTCTTTAAGGTGCGCATAGCGTGTTTCCAGCTTAGAACCATTATAATTGTTATGCCTAATTCTAACCATGTTGCCATAAGACTGCATCCCAGATTTGGTTCTACCATCCCAGCTCTGTACCTGATTTACTACACCATCCTCAGCTGCATAAACAGGTGTGCATGTAGCAGCGCGCAGGTCAATAGCATGGTGGGAAGAACCGTCATTGTAAGTCCAGCCAGCTGTGATAATGTGCTTCTCTAAAGGCCAACAGAAAAGGACATCACCGTTTGCTTTCCTCATTTTCTTCATCTCCTTTAAGTTTTTCAAGATAAGGCTTAAACAGAGCAGAAAGTTCAGGATTTACAGCACACATATTCTCCATAATGCTGATAAGCTCCATAATGCAAATATAAGTAACCACAGCACCTACAAGTGGAATCTGGATACCAATGTCAACATATTGCATTGCGTATTCGACACCATAAGAGCCTACCACTGCAAGAATCTCCATGCACTTGTGATAGCCGCCCTCACGCATGATACTGGAATTATAAGAACCATCGTGCTTTGCTTTAATCAGCCCTGTTAGAATGTCAAATGTGATAAAACCCAGAACAATGACAAAGGGCATAAACTCAACTCCTAACATTATACACCTACAATCTTCAAAATATCCATCAGGTATCGCCTAATTATCTCATCTTCACAGTAAAGACCTCCTAACCGATATTGTTTAATTATATATAATAACCAGTTAGGGCGTGGAGTGCGTGCAATCAAAATGGTGTTATAATCGTGGTCATCATTTGTCAATGCATAAATCACGCCGCTACCCGGACTGTATTTCCTAGAAAGATAACATTTGCCGGAAGAGAAGTCTACCCATAAGCCTAAATAATCATCATGAATCTTAAAACCAAATTGATATTTAGCTTCAGGAGTTTTCTTAGCAATGCCAACTACACTATCAAGATAAAATTCATTGTGAACGGCATATTTACCAAACTTGCTGCCTTTCATCAAACGGCCAAAGTCAGTTTTCTCTTTTGCTTCGATGTATTCTTCATTGTTAGCAATTTGGATTAAGACTAAGCCATCTCTAGTTGTGGCAATTTGCTTTTTGTTAATTGGCTTTTTAATATCGAATTCTGTGAAATAGGGGTTTGCCCATGTAACAGCGTTTCCAAAGAAAAATACTACAACTCTGCGCATACGAGCAATAGTTTCATATAGTTCACAGAAAAATGTAACTTCATCTTTAAGATAACCATGATGAGTTTCGTCCATGGAGATAAACTCATCAAAGCAGATTTTATTAACGAGAGGAAGTTCTTCAGATTTTGCACTTGAAATGTAACGAGTTTGGCCAGCAAGTTTACCGTCTATATAGTAGGCACCTTCAGGCGTTCCCTTTAACTCATGGTCAGGAAATTCATGAGCAACAGCTGCCCAAAAATTTTCTTTGGCCTTCTTATTCATTTCGGTTTTATAGCGGCGGATATAAATAAATTGATTCCCGTTTTTGATAAAATCTTCAGCAGCCCATTTCTTAAAGCCGTAAGTTTTACCACAACCACGAGAACCAACTACAAAATTAAAGAGCGCATTATAAGATAATGTGTTCTTTAAATCCCACCACATTGACATTGTAATACACTCCTTTCATATTTAATATTAAGCCGAGGACGCGACCCTTTGTCCTTTTGGATGGTGGGAGTAGGAGAAATGACAAACCTATATAACCATCAAGCTAACAGGCGTGTTAGCGCGGCTACTATGGCTTATACAGCAGGAAAAAGCTCATAGTTTGAACCGTGGTGGTAGAAATGGGCACAACCCCATTAACGTCCAATGACCAGTTTTCCGTTACTCTTAAAGAGTTCTACCATGTTAAGGGTGGCGAAAGGAATTGAGCTAGCAGTCACGCAAACCTATCCGTAACGCTTCACGCGCCTGACCACGGCTTAGGAGCATCAATCGTGCCTTTCGCTCCCTATGATTATATTATACTTTACAGTCTGTATAAAGTCAATAATACAGATTGTACTTTTTGTAAAATTAGAAATGATTATTACATAGTGTATAATGCTAATTATGGGTTGGGTGAGAGGTACGATAAATTGGACTGCTAAAAGGGTGAAGGTGAGTGGCGGTTTGAAGGTACGATAAATAGGACTGCAAGGTTAAAGTACGATAAATAGGACTTCTAGTCTTTGACACT